ACATCAAACGAAGTGAAGCAGGGACTTAATGTTCCTGCTTTTATCGTGCGTATGGTGTCGTTCCAAACACAGGCGCACCCGATGCAGAGGCATAAAAACCTGCCGCGCTTTGATATTATCTATTTTCCCAAAGCGGACCGGGAAGAATGTTACAGCGTTTCGGATGCACTGTGCAAGGCGCTTGAAGTCATAGCACTGCCGTCCGGCGATAAGGTGCGCGGCGTGGATATGTCGTCGGAAATAACGGACGATGCGTTACACTTCTTCGTATCTTACAATCACTTCGTGTATACGCCTTACTACGATACCACAATGGATGAATTAAAAATCAAACAGGGTGAAGCAAATGAAGGATAAAAAGGCGGCAAAAGCCGCACCGATAACCTATACAAAGCAGCAGCTGCTATCATCCAAACGCTACGCAAAGCGGCGCGATCTTGTCGGTGCGCTGCTGGATGACGACGGCGAATATACAATTGATGCCGTCGATGCTGCTATTAAAAACTATATGAAAGGCAAGGTAAATTAATATGGCACTTGGTGGCGGTCTGTGGACTGTTCAAAATAAGGTACTGCCGGGTACATACATCAATTTCGCCAGCACCGCGAAAGCGTCGGCTGCACTGTCCGACAGGGGCTATGTGGCTATGCCGCTGATGCTGGACTGGGGCATTGATGGTAAGGTTTTCACTGTTACAAGCGCTGATTTTCAGAAAAACTGCCTGAAACTGTTCGGCCACAACTACAACGATGATGAAATGCTGCCGCTGCGCGAGCTGTTCATGAATGCACAGACACTGTATGCGTACCGTCTTAACGGCGGCGGCGCAAAGGCTGCTAACACGTTCTGCACGGCCAAATACACGGGCACTGCCGGTAACAAGCTGTATGTAGTTATTGCTGCAAACGCCGATAGTACAAGTTTGTTCGATGTAAGCCTGTATTACGATACTATGCTGCTCGATGCGCAGACCGTGGCGGCGGCAACGGCGTTGAAAGACAACGACTTTGTTACATGGAAAACTAATGCAACGCTTGAAGTAACGACTAAAACCGCGCTCAGCGGCGGCACTAACGGCACTGCCAATGCAGCGGCACATCAGGCGGCGCTTGATAAGTTTGAAAGCTACAGCTTTAACACGCTCGGCTGTCCTACCGATGACACTACCACTGCAAAGCTGTACATGAATTACACAAAGCGTATGCGCGATGAAGTCGGCGCAAAGTTTCAGACGGTTATTTTCAACCTGTCTGCCAATGCGAAAATCGCCGACTATGAAGGCGTTATTGAAGTCGCAAGCAAGGCGGCTGATTACCCGTCGAACGTTGCAGGCATCGGCCAGTATGCGCTTGTTTACTGGGTCACCGGCGCTTCTGCCGGATGCGCTGTGAACAAATCCAATACCAACAAAAAATACGACGGCGAGTTGTCCATTGACGTTGACAAGACACAGGCTGATCTTGCGGCGGATATCGAAGCCGGGCGTTTTGTTATGCACAACGTAAACGGCGATGTTCGCGTATTGGAGGATATAAACTCCCTCACTACCACATCGGAGACAAAGGGCGATATCTTCAAGAACAATCAGACTATCAGGGTATGCGATCAGATAGCCAACGATGCGGCGGTGCTGTTCAACACGCGCTATCTCGGTGTTGTCGCAAACGACGCGGCAGGCCGCATTTCGCTGTGGAATGATATCTGCAAGCTGCATCAGGCGCTTGAGAATATCCGCGCTATCGAAAACTTTGAACCCGATAGCGTGACTGTGGAACAGGGCGAGACCAAGCGCTCCGTTCTGTGCACGATCAAAGACCTGAACATTATCAACGCGATGGAACAGCTTTATATGTCCATCGTGATTATGTAAGAAAGGGGATAAATTATGGATCGTATTCATATGGACGCGCTCGATGCGATAGCCGGTGCACAGGCCGAGGCATTTATTACGCTTGCCGACGGCAACAGATACCGAATGATAAACTTTGTTTCCTTTGAAGCAAAATCAGAAATCAATCTTGTTGAGGTTCCCATTCTCGGCAAGTCCGGCAAGGGAAACAAGCCCACCGGCTGGACGGGTACATGGTCGGGCAACGCACAGTATAACCAGTCTGTTTTCAGAGAAATGATGCTGGAATACAAGCGTACCGGCAAACTGCCGCGCTTTGATATCCAGGTAACCAACGAAGATCCCACAGCTTCTAACGGCAGACAGACGATCATCTTGAAAAACTGCTATTTCAAGGGCGGTACGCTTACCAAATTTGATGCCGATGCCGAGACGCTTGATGAGGATATCGAGGGCACGTTTGACGATTGGGAGATGCCCGAAAAATTCAACCTGCTTAACGGCATGCAGTAAAGAAAGGATAATACATGGCTAATTCGCTTTCCGCGTTTCTTGCTGAAAACGCAAAGAAAATTGATAACATAAAGTACGCCGTTTCCGACCGATTTGTGGACGAAAACGGCGATGCTATTGAATGGGAAGTAAAGTGCATCACGGCAGCAGAAAACGCGGAACTGCGTAAAACGTGCATGCGCACCGTTCCCGTTCGCGGCGGTCGCAAGGGACAGACCACGCAGGAATTTGACGAGGCGGCATATACCGCAAAGCTGGCCGCACGCTGCACAGTGTTTCCGAATCTGAACGACGGCGAATTGCAGCAGTCGTACCACGTCAACGGTGCTGACAACCTTATCGTCGCCATGCTTACACCTGCCGAGTTTGACGATTACACCGTAAAGATAATAGAGCAGTGCGGCTTTAAAACCGGCGACGAGCTTGTTGAAGAAGCAAAAAACTAATTGATGAGGGCGACCCCGAAGCAAACTATGCTTATTATTGCCTTCACAAATTCCGCTGGGCACCGCATGTTTTTCTTGAACTGTCGCCGCAGGAGCAGGCATTTGTTATCGCAGCGATAGACCGCAAGGTCGAACAGGAAAGAAAAGAAGCGGCCAAAATAAAGAAGAAATAAGCGCCGAAGTAAACGGGGTCTGCTCCGGCGCTTCCGTTAAAAAGGGGGTCGATTATGGCCACTATCAAAACAGTATTATCGATACAAGACGCTATGACAAAGCCCCTACGCAGCATAAACAGGACGATGAACCTTGTTATCAGCAGCATGGAGCAGATGCAGAAAGCAACGCGCAAGCCTGTTGATACAAAGGCACTGAAAGCTGCACGTGACGAACTGGCAAAAATGGGCGCTGCTATCGATGATATTGAAGAAAAAACCGGAAGAGCTGGTAATACTGCCGATAAAACAGCATCAAAATTCGGAAAAATCATGGCAGCTGTCGGCGGTGTCGCAGCTGTAAAAAAAGCTGTTGAATTATCCGATAATCTTACACAGGCGCAAGGCCGAATGAAGATGCTTACCGGCAGCGACGCGGCGGCAAGCCAGATGAATGACGCGATCTATTCACTTGCTAACCGTTCACGCGCAAGCTATTTAGATACGGCTAAGTTTGTAACCGATATGGGCGCGAATGCCGGTGTAGGTGCAAATGGCGCATTTGCTAACACTGATGAACTGCTGCGCTTTTCCGAAAGCGTTAATAAGCTATTCG